AGCGGTGGCAGGACTCCGGCGATGAGCTCCCCGACGAGCGCAAGCAGGGGGGCGAGCGCATCCACGAGCAGCACCACGACGTCGATCACCGGGGCGAGCGCGTCGATGAGCGTCCCGAGGACCTGCCCGAGCACAGGCAGCAGACTCTGCGCGAGCTGCCCCACGACGCCCACGAGCGGACGCGCCGCCTCGGAAAGGTGCGCGAGGAGCTCCGCGAGCGGTGGCAGCAGGTCCGCGATGATGCCACCCAGGATCGGCAGCACCGGCAGCAGCGCGTCCATCAGGGCGTTGATGTTGCCGGCGATCACATCGGCTATGACCGTCGCGACCTCGGTGAGCACCGGCAGCAGCGGCTCGAGGGCCTCACCGATTGCGGCCAGCGCCCCAAGGAACGCGCCGGCGAGGGCGTCCACGACGACCATGACCGGGGGCAGCAGTGCGGTGACCGCCTCGACGAGCATCGTGATGATCGGCGTGATCGTCTCGATGAGCGGTGCGAGCAGCGCCAGGATGCCCGCGAACGCCTCACCGAGGACGGGCAGCAGCGGGCCGACGGCGTCGAGCAGTGCGCCGATCGCGTCGATGAGGACGGGGAAGACGGGGGCCAGGGCGGCACCGATCTGCTGGCCGAGCTGCCCGAGCGTGCCCGCGAGCTGCGGCAGCAGCGGCAGCAGCCCGCGCAGCACCGCACCGACCGGGTTCAGCAGTGTCATCAGCCCGGTCAGCGGGCCCTCACCGGCGAGCAGCGCGTCGATGAAGCCGAGGACCCGGTCCGCGAGCCCGTCGATCCACGGGCCGGCGACCGCCTGGAACGCCGTACCAAGCCGCTCGAACACCGGCTCGATCCGCTCCCCGACGCCGTCGACGATCGTGATCAGCTGCCCGAAGACGTCCTTGATCAGCGGGAAGACGCCGCCGGTGACGATGACGCCCAGGCGCGACATCGCCGCGCCGAGGTTCTTGAACGCGCCACGGGTCGTGTCACCGCTGGCGAGTGCGGCGCCGCCGATGTTGCGCTCCATGACCTCACGGAACCGGGCCGCGTCCACCTCGCCCGCGGACACCATCTTGCGGAGCTCCTCGGCGGTGACCCCGTACTCCTCCTGCAGCCACTGGAAAACCGGCAAGCCACGGTCGGCGAGCTGGTTCAGCTCCTGCGTGTAGACGCGACCAGAGGTCGTCATCTTGTTGAGGATCTGGCCCATCTCGCCCATCGAGGTGCCCGCGATCGTGGCGGCGTCGCTCGTCAGGCGCAGGTAGCGCTCGAGCTCCTGCCCTGGCCGGATGCCCGCCGCGACCGCGGTCGCCGCGGTCGTCGCCGCCTCGTCGAGCCCGAACGCTGTGCCCTTCACCGCGGCCAACGCGTCGGACATGATCGTCTGCACCGACTCGGCGTCGTGCCCCAACCCGCGCAGCTGAGCCTGGGCGTCCTCGATGTTGAGCTGCCTGTCGATGCCGCCCCTGATCACCTTCGCGGACACGATCCCGCCGATCGCCGCGCTCGCGATGCCGCCCCACTTGACGACTGCGCCCGCCATCGACCGCACACCCGACGCGATCCCGCCGATGGCCCTCTGGGCGCCGTCAGCGGAGCCGTCGATCAGCACCTTCAGCCTGGCGACGTTCACGGGACCCCCACCGGTCAGCTCTCCTGGCGCGCCCTCGCACGCCTGGTCCTGACCGTCCGGAACGCCAGCACCCGCGCACCCAGCAGGGTGCGCGGGTGCTCCGCGGTCAGCGCTTCGCCGCCCTCTCCTGCGCCCACGCCTTCCACCGCCCGTAGGTGGACCCCACCCGCACCCAGTAGCGAGCGTGCGGGTGGTAGGCGAGGTCGAGCACGCTCACCCCGAGGGCTTCCGCCGCCTGCACGAGCGGCAGCCACTCTGGGGCACGGGCGGTCAGCGCCGGCGGTGCGTGCCGGCCGGCTTCGACGAGCGCCTGGAGGACCCGGAGCTCGTCGTCTACGCCAAAGGGAGCCGCTTGAGCTCCTCACCGAGCGCGGCCACCAGGACCAGCAGGGTCAGGAACCCCTGCCTCTCGAGGGCCTCCACGGTCGGGGGGATCGGCCCGTCGTCGTCCTGCAGGTCCCACTCGGCGACGAGCTCGGCGAGGAAGCTCGCGAGCACCCGGCGCGCCTCGACCGCGACCTCGTTGTCCGGGTCGTCGGGGTCCTCGAGGCGGTCGAGGGCGGCGAAGTCGAGCGACTGGTAGCGGCGCTGCAGCTCCTCGCTGACACCGGTGACGCGCACGCGGGCGGTGAGGGTGTCGTCGGGCTCGTCGCTGAACGCGATCTTCACCTCGCGGGTGAGCAGGTCGGTGGCGCGCTTCGAGGTGGTGACGTTCTGGATCTTCACGGGGGTCTCCTAACGGGGTGAGGGTCGACAGCCGCTGTGGCTGTCGACCCTCACCGTCCGGACGGTGCCTTCCGGCGCCGGTAGGTTCCCTGTCAGGGCTGGTCGGTCACCAGCGTGAACCGCGGGACGAAGTTGTCCGCCGGCTTCACGACCTCGAGGTTCGCCGTCACCGCGTACACCGCGTCCTCCTCGCCGCGGGAGTGGTCGGCGGTCTGCGCTGCCAGGTCGATCGTCAGCGACGCCGGCACCGTCGCGCCCGGCAGCTCCACCCCGGTCGCCTCGATGCGCACGTAGCGGACCTGCTCGGTGGCGCGCAGCTCCCGGGCGCGGGTCGTGGCCTCCGCGACCAGCTCGACGGTCGCGGACGGGCGCGTGTTGACGCGGCCGGGCGGGGCACCGAGGTAGCGGACCAGGGCGGCGATGTCGCCGAGCTGGACCTTCACGCCGAGCGTCTCGGTCAGCTGCGTGGTGCCGATCGACTCCGGGTGGCTGTCGACGTACACCCGCACCGTCTCGGCGATGATCGGGAGCGGCTGCACGGCCTCGGCGTCCTCGGTCAGGGTGACGTAGTCCTCGAGCGGGCCGCCGACCAGGTCCATGCTGATCTTGGAGTCACCGGACCCGGCGGACCACTCGAGCTCGAGCGACGACGCGAACACCCCGGTCGCGCGGGACCCGTGCAGCTCGTCGCCGTACTCGATGGTCACGGTGGGCCGGGCCGACTGGAGCGTGAAGGTGTGCTCGTACGCGGCGCCCTCGTCGAGCTCGATGGTCTCCGGCTCCCCGAGCGCCAGCGCGAGCAGGGTCCGCAGGTCCCGGTAGCACGGGGTCCCCTCGAACGACCCCTCCGTGTGCTCGTGCTTCTGGTAGACAAGGGACGTCCAGTACTCACCGGACGGCGTGATCTTCTCGGTCTCACGCTTGTCGGCGATGGTCAGGGTCCCCGAGGCGAGCCGGCGGGTGGCGGGGACCGCGCTCCCGACGGTGGTCTCCACGCCCAGCTGGGCGCGCTGCTCGGCGAAGGCGGTCATGTTCTACTCCTCGTGCTCGGTCGTGCTCCGGTGACGCTCACGGTCCGCCGCGGCGGCTGTCAGGCAAGGCGCCTGCCGACGACTACGCGGTAGCGCCCACCAAGGCCCCTGATGACGGACCCGCCGCGCTGCTCGGTCGACGCGAGCTCGCCGACACGGGAGCACGCGTGGACGACCCCGTCTGGACGCGTCACCGGGCCGCTGCCGTCAAGCGCGGCGTGGACCGCGTCCGCGATTGGGAGGACCTGTGCCAGTGAGCCGCCCTCGCCGCCGGGCGCGGCCGCGAAGGCGCGAACGGCCAGGTCCACGGTCGTGTAGATGACACCCTCGTGGGTGCGCGTGTCGGTGGGCTCGGTGTACCGCTGCACCAGCACAAGCGGGTACGCCGCGCCGTCGGGGGCGATGCCCTCGAACACGCGGTCACCGACGAGGGCGGTGACGGCCGGGCTGGCGGTCAGGGCGGCGACGGCGTGGCCGACCGCGCACGCGTAGGCGCTCATCGCATCTCCCTCTCGAACGCGGTCTTCAGGCGGGCCTCCAGACCCTTGCTGACCTCCTCGACGGCCTCGTCGAAGAACGGGCGCGGCGGCATCTTCGAGGTGCCGTCGTGGACGAAGCTCGCATAGGGCACGGTCGCGTAGAGCTCGGCGGCCTGCCCACGCTTCGTGAACTCGACCCCGACGGACCGCCACAAGTCACCGGTGATGATCGCGCCGTCGCGGACAATGATCTGCCGGGCGATGTTCCGCGCGGCGTTCCCGGCCCGGTGGACTTCCTGCACCAGCGCCTTGCGGACCGCGGCGTCCGCCTCGTCGAAACGGTCCTCCTCGACGACCACACGCGTCTTCTGCCCCATCAGGCCACCTCCGTCACCAGGCAGGTGGTCTCGAGGGCGAGCGTGCCGGTGAGCACCCGGTCGACGTTGAAGCGGCGGCCGGCGACCTCGATCGTGTCCCGCGGCTGCACGTCGGTGCCCCACGGGACGGTCACGCGGGCGATGGCCTGCTCACCGGCGCGCAGCGGGTCCGCCGCGTCGCGGTTCTCCGGCACCTTCAGGCGCCCGCGGACAACCCAGGCGAGCCTGGTGACCGCGGACCCACCGTAGGAGTCACGGGTCGTGGTGGCACGCACGATCGTGACCGTCTCCGGCATGAGGTCGGGGTCGGCTGCGCACGCGCGCGCGTCGTCGAGCTCCCAGCTCATCACACGCTCCCCGGCAGCATCCGGGCCCGCCAGGAGCGGCGCAGCGCGGTCAGGTGCGCGGTGACCTGCGACCGGGCGAGCCTGGTCCCGTCCGCGGTGACGTCGTGGCGGCCTGCTGCCTTCGCGAGCTTCGCGTCGAGGACGTCGACGACCGCCTTCGTGCCCCAGATCGTCTCGACGTAGCCGGGGTCGGTGATGCGGCGGCCGCCGGCGTCCACGATGCGGCAGCCGTCGAGGACCAGGTCGACCTCGGCCTCGGTGAGCGCAGGGGCGCCCGTGGTCGCGCTGGCGTGCAGCTCGACGAACGCCCTGGCCTGATCACGGGTCATCATGCCGGTGACGGTCCGGGCGGCGGCGGCCGGGGCCACCAGGAGCTACTGCCACGCCCGGGCGCTGGGGCACGGTGCGTTCATGGCTCCCCGTGGTGACCACGCGGACTACCTCAGCTTCGTGCGCCGGGTGCTGCGCGCTGCCGGACGGCGGGTCGGGCACGCCAACCCGGAGGACCTGGCCGAGCTCGCCAGGGTCCGTGACGAGCTCGACGCGGTCATCGACGGAGCGGTCGCCGCGCTGCGCGCTCAGGGCTACTCGTGGGCGGCCATCGCCGCCCCGTTGGGCGTGACCCGGCAGGCTGCGCAGCAGCGTTTCGGCGTCAACGCGACCTTGACGCGCCGGGCGGGGTGACCAGGGGTGCGGGAAGCCCCGCCTGTCCGGTCAGGGCAGGCGGGGCTTCCCGCGGGTTCGAGCTCAGTCCTCCTCGGGCTCCTCGGGCTCCGTGCCCTCGACGAGGACCTGGACGCCGTCGGTCGCGAGGACCTTGGTGCCGAGCTTGATGCGGCCCTCGACGATCGTGTCGAAGTCCTCGGTCTCCGTCTTCACGCCGATGAGGCGACGGGCCTGGGCGACCGCGGCGCCGTGCGCGGCGATGGCGATCGCGCCGGTCATCGGGACGACCTCGACCGACGCCACACCGAGCAGGGTCTTGGCCGTGGTGCGCGGGTCCTGCGCGCTCTTGAGCGTGGCCTGGCCCGTGATGAGCCGCGACCACAGCATGGGGGTCACGAAGAGGTGGACGTCCTCGGTGAACTGCGCCTCCGCGAACGGCAGGAGCAGGTCCACGAGGGCACCCCACGCGGTGTCGCCGCTGGTGCTCTTCGTGAGGTTGGCGCCGAGGTACTGCTTGGTGCCCTGGGCGATGCAGCCGGCGATCAGGTTGGCGTTGCCCTCCTTGACCAGCGCCTTGCCGCCGGCGGTGCCGATCTCGGCCGCCTGCTTGGCGGGCTCGACGTCGAGCTCGTCGATGGCGACCTTGAAGTAACGGTCGGCCGTGAGCCCGACCTCGACGTAGCCGCCGGTCGCGGCGGTGCGGGCGAGCAGGCCGTTCCGGTCGGCCGGGGTGTCCGCGAGGGTCACGACCGGCTCGAGGCGGACGACCGCGGTGCTCGAGCGCTTGGCGTTGATGTCCGCGACGAAGTCGCTGCGGAACTTCGTCGCGAAGTCCTTCAGCGACTTGCTGGTGGACAGCATGGTGGCGGCGACCGCCTTCTGGTCGATGCCGCCGGCCTTGTACTGGGCCATCTTGGCTACTCCTTACGTGAGTGTCAGGTGCGGCCGGCGTCACCGCTGTGTTCCGCCGAGGGCTGGCAGCACTGACCGGGCTGCCGTCGTGAGGTGGACGGTCCAGCCCGGTCAGTGCCACGCCAGGAGGGTCAGCCGAGGGCGTTCAGGCTCTCCATGTAGAGCTTCAGCTTCTCCGGGTCGTTCGCGAGCTCCTCGACGCTCATGGCGTCCAGCTCCTCACGGCTGAGGAGCTTCACACCGGTCCCGGTCGCCACACCGGGCGCCGGGGTGTTCCGCACGGCCGGGGCGCCGTCGGGCCGCACCAGCCACGGGTTGGCGGTCAGGACCTCGGCGACCCGCGCCTCGATCGTCTTCGGGTCCTGCGCGGTCAGGCCCTCGAGGTCGACGAGCTTCGCGACGACCGCCGGGTCGTGCGTGCCGGCGGCGGCCCGCTCGATGATCGCGGTCACCGCGGCCCGGTCGGCGGCCGCGGCCTTCCGCTCGAGCTCGGCGATCCGCTCCTCCGCGGTCTTCTGCGCCTCGGACTGCCGGGTGGCACGGTCACGCTCGATGCGCTCCTGCACCAGGGCGTTGATGGCGGCCTGCTGCTCCGGCGTGAACTCGACCTTCCCGGCGGGAGCGGGCGGTGCGGGCTTCGAGGCCTCCTGCTTGGGCGGTGCGGGCTTCGGGGCCTCGGTCTGCGCCGGCGGCTGCTCGCCGGTCGGGGCGGTGGTGGGCGTGGGGTCGGCCATGATTCCTCCAGGGTGGGAGTACGCCCTTGCGGGCCCACCCCCGACGGTCGGGGGCGTATCTGGGACCGTCCGCGTGGCCGCGGTGGGTGCCAGGAGGTCGGCCGATGCGCAGTGCGCAGCGGGGCTCGCTTCACCCCGCCCTGTAGAAGTCCTGAGCACGGTCGCCCAGCACCTCTCGCAGCGATGCCTGCCGACCGGTGGGGCCCCACTGAGGTGACCTGCCTGTGCGGGCGAGGTCGGGGAGGGTGATCGCGCCGGCCCGGTAGGCGCGGGCTGCGGCGGCCCCGATGGCCTGGTCCTGCTCGGCCGGTGTGAGCGCGTCGAAGAGCGCCGTGCCGAGCTCGCCCGGGTCGGTCTCTTCCCCGGCCCACACGGGCGCGAGCTCGCAGCTGCAGTTGGGATGGGTGGGCATCGGCTGGTTCAGCGGGAGCACCTGCCCGTGCATCCCCCAGCACAGGCCGCAGGACCGCGACGTGAGGGAGCACACCCACCGCCACCCGACGACGCCGGGGGTGCGCAGGTATGTGATCCGGGCAGCTTCCCGGCGGGCCCGGTGGGTTTCGGTGCGCACGATGCGCAGCGCGTCGGCGTGGGACCCGTGCGTGATCAGCCCGGACACGTCCGCAGCCATCGCCTGCGTGGTGCGGCCCCGGACCATCCCGTCGACGAGCACGCGCGCGACTGCGTCGGCGTCCCGCCCGGCGCGTGCGACCAGCAGCTCCCGCAGTGGGCCCCGCTCGGTCACCCCGACCATGTTCAGGACGGATGTCTCGTCGATGAGCTGGGCGAGGGTCCGGGACCGGTCGCGGAGACGCACGAGCGCTCGCGCGCCGCACCTCCCGGGCGGTCTCCCGGTCGAGCAGGTCGAGGACCCCGTCCGCCACGGTCACCAGGCGGGCGTTCGTGCGGGCCCGGAGTTCGTGCGTCTCCCGGAGCGCGGCCACGAGCTCCGCGGTCGGCTCCATCCCGCCGGCACGCATCGCGGCGACGGCACGGCCGAGGTCGAGCGCGTCCCTGCGCACCCCAGCGGCGACCTGCGCGTAGCGGCGCGCGAGAGTCGCGCGGGCGGGCGAGCCGCGGCGCCGCGCCTCGTCGCGGAACCGGCGGGCGGCACCGGTGACGTCGTCCACGGGCTACCTCACGCCCCCAGGTAGCCCTGCTCCGCTAGTGCGAGGGCACGGTCGGCGCGGGCCTGTGCCTGCTCGTCCGCGCGCTCGGCGATGAGCCGGGCCGCCTCACGGTCCATGCGGAAGAACGCCACGAGCGCGTCCTCGAGCGGGACGCCGGCAGCGACGGCCTGCGACAGGGCTACCGCGCGGGACGCGGCGGTCGAGGTCTCGATGTTCACGGGCACGACGTTCAGGTCCGGCGCCTGAACAGGGCGCCCGGTCGCGGCGTGCAGCCACCGCCGAGCCGCCAGGCGCACCAGGCGCTGCATCGCTGGCCGGTAGTGGGCGCGCCAGTCGGCCGCGGCGCGCTCGATGTGCGGCCGGTATGCGATCTCCAGGGCCTCGCCGCTGGCCGGCGGGGTGCCGGTGACCTGGAGCAGGAAAGCGGGGACGTACCCGAGGCGGGCGATGGCGGCCCGCTCCGCCTCGGCCCGCCGAAGGTACTTGTCCGGGTCCGGGGACTCGAACTGGATCACCTCGCGCCGCTCGCCCTCAGCGTCCGCGACCGTCGGGACGGACAGGTCCCGGCCGCCCGTGGCGGCGTTGACGGTCGGCACGACCGTGGACACCTCACCCGTGGCCGGGTCATAGCTGTCGAAGCCCAGCCAGGCGCGGAACGGGTGCGCGTAGTGCTCACCGACGACGAACTCGGTCTGCATGCTCTGGTTCAGCGCGTCCTGGTGCGGGGCGATCCGGTCGATGAGCGACCCGCCCTTGTCGATCGTGGCCAGCATCAGCTCCCCGAACGGGTTCGGGGTGCGGGTGACCTCGGCGAAGTCGGTGGCGTCCGGCAGCTGCGCGGTGCTCGAGGACCGGTAGTGGACGGTCTCCGTGGGCAGGTACAGGGTCGCCTCGGTCGGGGCGCCCTCACGTTCCTCACGCCACAGGTGGACCGCCCACAGGTAGGCGCCGCCGGCGTCGCGATGCACGTAGCACGACCGCGTGTCGAGGTGGAAGATGTCGATCTGACCCTCGCTGTTCCAGTCGATCGCGAGGGTGACCTGCTCGCCGGCGGCCTCCGCCTGCCGGAACGCGCGCGTGAGCGTGGCGGCCTCCCGGTCGAGCAGGTCGGTCACCCACGCTGCGGCGGCCGCGGCGAGCTTGTCCTCCTGCACCGGCTCCACGTGCGCGGGCATGACGGCGTCCGCCCGGGTCTCCACGACCAGCGCGCACTGGTTGTCGATGAGCCTGCCGAGACGGTCGCGCCACTGCTTCGTCCACGCGTCGCTGCCGGGCGGGAATGGATGCCGGCCCTCGAAGTAGCTGATGCGTGGCGCGACGCGGACACCTCGCAGCCTCAGGCGCTTGAGCGCCACCTCGAGCATCTCGCGCTCGGTCACCGTCCACCTCCACGGGTCGCCATGCCGGTGACGGTCCGCCGCGGAGGCTGTCAGGCCACCCGGCCGGTGAGGAGGTCGCGGGTGGGCACGTGCCCGGTGAACCGGGCCGGGGTGCCGGCGACGTGCGTGACGGCGTACACCAGGGCGTCGAGGCGGTCGGGGCTGGCTGGGTCGCCCGGCGCCCAGGTGGTCATCTGCGCCTCGAGGTCGGCCCACTCGCCGACGTGGTGGACGCGACCCTGCCCGTACATGGTGGCGACCGGTTCGGCACGTAGCGCCTTCCCGCGCTTGGCGTGGACGCCGACGATGCGGGGCAGTGGGCCGGTCCACTCGCCGGCGGCCTGTGCCGCCTTGAACGCCTGCCGCAGGGCGAGCTCGACGAACCGGCCGCCCTGGTTGGTCTCGTACACGATGACGTCGGCCTGCACCGCGGCCGCGAGGCGCACGCACGCCGCGGCGGCCTCCGCGGGGCCCTGGTAGCGGCCGGATGCGTCCCCGATGACGTACACGTGCGGCGGGCGGCGGGAGTCTGACCCGACCGCGATGAGGCCGGTCTCGTCGGACGACTCGGTGAAGCTCGTGGCCGGGTCGTACCCGACTACGACGCGCGCGAGGTCCGGGTGCGAGGCGACGTGGTCGATCGTGCTGAGGGACCACAACGCGCCCGGCACCTGATCCATGGCATCCCAGTCACCCTCGAGGAGCGCCCGGCGCTTCCGCGCGTCCGGGAGGGCCTTGAGCTGCGTGGCGTACTCGGGGTTCGCCTCGAGCAGCGCCGGGTTGTCCAGCAGGGTCGCGGGCAGGAACACCCGCGACGGGCCAGGCCCGGAACGGTCGGGCAGCGGCGGGTGCCACACGACGCCGGGCTCGGGCGTGCCCTGCCCGGGCGCCAGGTCCTCCGGGCGAGGCTTGACCCAGCGACGCTTGACCCACGCGAACCCGCGGCCCTCGGGGTTGGACGCGGCGATTGCGCTGACGCGGTGCCCGGCCGTGGTTCCACATTCCCGGCACGGCCGGGTCCAGGAGGACCGGAGTCGGGACAGCATGTAGGTGTACTGGCCTTCGGTGAGCTCGGTGAGCTCGTCGAAGTAGAGGCGGTCGAACTCCACGCTCTTGTACTGCTGCTCGTCGCCGTCGTGCTGGAGGCTGATGAGGCGTAGCACGGACCCGTTCGGGAAGGCCCACAGCAGCTCGGTCCGGTTGTGCCGGGCGAGCCCGCCGAGCGCCTGGGTGAGCGGGCCGAGGTGGGTCTGCTTGAGCATCGGCAGGGTGCGGCGGACGATCGCGACGTGCGCGCCCGGGTGCGCTAGGCAGTAGCTGGCGGCCGAGTTGCGGATCCAGTAGCTCTTGCCGCCGCCGGCGGCACCGCCGTACAGGAGCTCGAACGCCTGGCCTGCGAGCTCCTCGGCGCGGGCCTGCTTGGGCTGCGGGGTGTAGCCGGGCACGGTGGCGACCGGGGCGGTCTCGCGGTCACGGAGCCGCTCGAGGGCGAGGGCGATCGGGTCGGTCACCACTGGGACGGTCCGCGGTGGTGGGTGTAGGGCCACCGGGCCTTGGCGTTGGCAATGGCCAACGCTCTATTCCAATCTAATCTTGTCTTCTCTTATGCGTGGCAACATTTGCCAACCACATTGGCAAATGTTGCCAACTGAGCGCGAGCCACCGATGTGACGAAGATCACACCGAATCTGGCCCTGAGCTGGTTGCGGCCACCGCCCCCGCACGGACGGTCCCAGGTGACCCCCGACACCTGGAGACCACCATGACCCCCACCACCGTCGCCGTCGTCCTGACCGGCCCCGCCCGTGGCGGCCTCGCCGCTGTCCGCGGCGTCGTCGGCCCTATGACGCAGGACGCCGCCCACACCTACCTCGACGACCTCGCCGACGCCCAGGCGGCCGGCACCGTGCCCGCCGACCTTCGGGCCCGGATCGTCCCGGTCATCGACCCGGCGGGGCTGCCCACCGCAGCCTGACTCGCTTCCCCGCGCACGCGGGGTTCCCCCGGCGGAAGCCTCACCGCCGGGCACCGAAGCCCCACCGTCCTCCCTTCCGGTGGGGCTTCGTCGTGCTCCGGGGGTTCCCGGCGCTCGGCGGCCCGGCTCGGTCGGCGCTTCCACGGCATCGAGCTCGACCCGGAGTGGGCCCGCCGCGGCGCTGCTCGCCTCGCAGCGGTCACCACGCCGGACGACCAGCCAGCCCTGTTCTGAAACCTCCTGGCAGTGGGACCCCCGTTCCGGACTGTCCAACGCATGGACACCCCCACTCCTGCCCCCGCTGACCTGACCTTCCGCACCGGCACCGTGCTCGTCGGTAACGCCCTCGAGCGGCTGCGTGAGCTGCCGGACAACTCCCTCGACTCGTGCGTGTGCGACCCGCCGTACGGCCTGGCGGACCTGCCGCCGGCGAAGGTCGGTGAGGTCCTGGCCGCATGGTTGTCCGGTGACCGTGCCGCGATGCCGACCGGCCGCGGGTTCATGGGCAAGTCGTGGGATGCGTTCGTGCCGCCGCCGGCGCTGTGGGACGAGGTGTTCCGGGTCCTCAAGCCAGGGGGTCACCTCCTCGCGTTCGCCGGCAGTCGCACCATCGACCTGATGACGATGAGCGTGCGCCTGGCCGGGTTCGAGATCCGCGACACGCTCCACTGGATGTACGGGTCTGGCTTCCCGAAGTCCCTCGACGTCAGCAAGGCCATCGACAAGGCCGCCGGCGCGGAGCGTGAGGTCGTCGGTCCCGCTCGCTGGGCAGGCAGGCAGCCAAACGGCGGCTACCTCGGGATGATGAACGACGACGGGTGGGTGAGTAAGCCGGACAGCGAGCGCGCGACAACCGCCCCAGCGACGGACGCCGCGAAGCAGTGGCAGGGCTGGGGCACCGCCATGAAGCCGGCGCACGAACCGATCGTCGTCGCCCGCAAGCCCCTCGCGGGCACGGTCGCGGCCACGGTCCTCGAGTGGGGCACCGGAGCGCTGAACATCGACGCGTGCCGGGTTGGGACGACGGTCGAGACGTGGCCGAAGTCGCGGGCACACCCCACGGACAGCCGGGACCTTCGCTTCAGCTACACCGGGAGCGAGACCGAGACTGTCAGCACGGGCGCCGCACCCGCCGGAAGGTGGCCGGCGAACGTCCTGCTGACCCACTCCGCGGACTGCGAGCAGACGGGGACGGCGGAGGAGCGCCTCACACGCAACACCGGCGTCTTCACCGACCAGAAGCAGGCCGACGGGTGGGGCACGCGGCGCCCGGAGACGGAGACCGTCGCATCGGCCGTCGCTGTGTGGGCGTGCGCCCCTGGGTGCCCTGTGGCCGAGCTCGACCGGCAGAGCGGCACCAGCAAGAGCACCAGCGGTGGCACATCCGGCGGCGGACGCTCCGTGGCCATGTCAGGCGGCGCGTTCCGGACGCGGCCCAGGAGAGGTCATGACGATGCTGGCGGCGCGTCGCGGTTCTTCCCGCGGCTCAACTGGGACCCGGCGGTCGACGACGTGGCGCCGTTCCTGTACTGCGCGAAGCCCGGCAAGAAGGAGCGGAACGCGGGGCTCGAGCACCTCGAGGAGCAGGTTGCCGACCCGTACGCCCAGCACCGCGGACGCCGGATGCCGGAGGGCTCCGCGCGCATCGACGGACGCCCGCCGAGCACCGGCCAGAACAACCACCCGACCGTGAAGCCGGTCGCGGTCATGCGCTGGCTCTTGACGCTCGTCACCCCGCCCGGCGGCACGACGCTCGACCCCTTCCTCGGCAGCGGCACGACAGCCGTCGCCGCGGTCCAGTGCGGGTTCCGGTGGGTCGGGTGCGAGATGACCGAGGACTACCTGCCCATCATCGCCGGCCGGGTGGAGCACGCCGAGCAGCAGACCGCGGCCGCCGCTGAGGAACCCGCCGAGGACCAGCCGGCCCTGTTCTGACCGTCACCGTCTGGCACGCTTGTCCCCGTGACCACGACGACCACACCCCCACGGGCGGCCGCCGCACGCCGCGACGCGGGCCCGTCCCGCCCCTGTCCCGCTCCTGTCCCGTTCTGAGCGGGACATGGCCGGACGCAGCAGGACAACGAGCGGCTCCCAAGCCAGCACCGGTTGCGCACTGCGCAGGCGTGTTTCCGCAGGTCAGCGGCACGTTCCGACCCCACGACAACCACCCAGGTCCCGACCGCGTGAGGGGTGAGCACTGGACTCATAATCCGTCGGTCGCGGGTTCGAGCCCCGCCTGGCCCACCCGTCGCACGTCGCGGAGGCGGCGCCTCAGTGCCCGGAGAGCGAGTTCTTCGCCGCCGCGACGGCGACGGCGAGCAGCAG